AACATCATTGACAACAAGGTGCTGGGCGTGGATTCAGCAGGTGTATTGCGGGACGGTGCCATTGCATGGGTCGCTATCGCAAGCCCTGACAACCTTCAGACCAGCGCAGGATTCCCTGTGCGTCCATACATCCTTGCCACTACGAGCCACAACGGCACCATTGCCACTACCTACAAGCAGGTATATAACGCTCCAGTATGTGACAACACATTGTTTGGAAGCCTGAGCGAAGATGGAGCAGTGAGCCGTACACGCCACAGCAAGCACAGCGTTGCCCGTATTCAGGGTATCCGTGATGCCATGGATGTGGTATTCACCATGGGTGAGGACATCGTGGCTGAGATTGAGCGATTGAGTGCAATCACAGTGACAGACCGTGAATGGGATGCCATCATCAACCGCATTGTTCCTATCGGGGAGTTCGGTACGACTGCACAGTCAGCCATCTCTAAGATGGAGAATAAGCAAGAAACCATCCGTCAGATGTACCGCACCGACCCAATGGTTGCCCCATGGGCAGGTAGTGCCTTGGGTGTCTTGCAGGCATTCAACACCTTCCAGCACCATGTGTCAGGTAGCAATGCATCTCGTGCAGAGCGCAATGCAATGGGAGCCTTGAACGGCAAGATTCAGCAGTCAGATGCCAATGTGCTTCAAGTCATCAACGAGTTGGTATTGAGTTGAGCGAGGTCGTAGGGATTGACACCAACAACATGGTGTCTTTCCCTAGCCTTAAACACGTAATGTCTCTCGGGTGGCGTGAGCACGCTGCCTGTGCAGACTTGCCTAAGGGTGTGTTCTTTGATTACAACAACATCCACCTCAGCAATGTGTCTCGCAAAACACAGAAGGAGTTGGCAGTTAACACCTGTAATGGTTGTACTGTCCGTGGGGATTGCTATGAGTTCTCTGTCTTGAACAACGAACCGTATGGCATTTGGGCAGGTCTTGTGCCTGACGAACGCAAAGCGTTGTACAAGGATTACCTACAAACAGGCGTTCTCACACCTCTTACAAACTAAGTCACCTTGCCGTTATAGTCAGTCATCAGATTGAGTATCGGGGCTTTTGGCATCTACAGGGGCAAGAGGAACCAAGCGGTTCGCTTTCTTAACGCACTTATGTACTGGTGGTGATACCAAAGTGATACCAGTGGCAACAGCCACTCCACATGATTTACATACATACTTTAATTCTTGCGCCATGTTTTTATGTTAGCGGGTTGAAAGTGTCTTTGTATAGGAAGCACTCATGGCGTAGGTCGTGTCTTTAACCACTCAACCATGCCAGCCTCGGTGTATCTGTCTCGTGCTGGCTTGCGTGTCTTCCAGTTCACACAATTCTTTCCCCAGTTACTTGAACTGCGCCACCCAATAGCAGGACGAAAGAACGGGCGGTTGTTTAACTTGTCATCAAGTGTTCTAAATACATTCTTAGTTTGGTATCCAAAGAATGCCAAACGGTTAGCAACAATAATTTGTTCTTCTTTTGTTGCTCCCTTAGGTGAGCGTGAAAACTCTCTACCTCCGAAGCCTTGCCACGCTGATTGCGCCATACCAAGACCGCCTGCGTAGTAACCACCATCATTCCAGTTGTGGTTGGTCTCACACCATGAGACTGCTTCCCAGAACTTGATGGAGCCAGCCTTGCCCGTTCTGAATTGTGTGGCAAGTTCAGGGTGCATTGTGTTGAGTCTCAACGCACGAACTTTAGGGACTGTCTGTACAACTGTTGTTGTACTCGCCTCTGACGCATTACCTCCTGTCGTTATAGCACCAAATGCTGTGGTGATTGAAAGTGTTAATGCGGTGAGAAGGCGATAGACCATGTTACTCCAGTGTTCCTACAATAAAAAAAAGACCCCTACCAAGTGAGTGCACGAAGCACTCTGAGGTAAATCCTTGGTATGGGTCTCTGTAATCTAGTTTACACCCGTTATGGTGTCAATAGGTTAAATCTGAGCATTTCAAGGTCTTCAACATCCTCTTCCCATCTGGGAATAACATCCATGTTTATATCAGATGTAGGTTGATTGTGTGCAGTAATACAATCGTCACATCTACAACCCTGTCGGTATCTGAGCCATGAACCATGCGGTTTTAATAGTGAAGGCTTAAAAGAATTAGGTGAAACAATTGGCAAGCGTTCGTTTGGTGTAAGACCACCCCACATACCCCACTTTTCATTTAATCCTTTGTTAAGGCAGCCTTCCCATATGGGACAACGATGACATATCTCACGACCAATGGCGTAATAGTTCTCAGGTGTTTCCGCATCTAATGGCGGATACCAGAAATCATTTTTACGTTTGCGACATTTAGCATCGCTTAACCACTCTTGAAAATCCATTAAGTCTCTGACTTGCCCTCTCGGGCAATACGCAAAACAGATTCAACACTGTTTTGTAAATCGGTAAGTATCCTGTTGTAGCGTTGTTGTAATGCATTTAGTTCAGCCTTGAGTTCTTCGTTTTCGTTAATTAGTTCTTCGTGTTGTTGTGGTTGTGTGGCACGTAAATATGCGTCACGCATTTCATGTGTGTCCATTAAGACAGATAAGTCTCAGTTACACATTCCCAACCACATCCTGCGTAGCCAGCAATGTCTAACCAGTGGTCACGCTTTTCAGGTGTTTGGGCAAGTCGTGAGATTTTCACAAGAATGAGAAGTACGGCAACATCGTGAGGGTCAAGCATTGGCACCTCAAGGTTGCGTGTTTCCATAAGTCTGCGAAGGTACGCTTCCCAGAGTTGTGCGGTGAGTGAGAAGTCGTCAATGGGTGCTCCGTACTGGAGGTTACGGTCACCGTTAATCAGTCCTTCGGCATCGTGTAGTAGGGCTGACCGGGGTTCTTTGTGAACTTTCTTTGCGGTGGGTTCCATTCGTGCTCCTTCTTGTAGGGCTGTGTGTTTTTATGAATATCAGAAATAGTAAGTTTAGGAGAAACAGGAGTTACTTTTGGAGAAGTAACTATTTTGTTGTAACCAACAATCATGTTGGCAAAATCTAACACAGTATTAACACGGTTCGCATTTGGTAAATCTTGGTTCCATGGTTGGTTTAGCAAGCATGGAAATATGCCCACACCTTGGGCTTCCTTGTAATAGTCAACATGGTCATCAAGTAGTGCGGATTTGCCCGAGGACACATGACTTAGCAATGCTTTGGTTGTATTGAAGTGAAGGCTGTCTACAGTAAGACCATACTTTTGCAGCCAATCAGCGGTCTGTCCCCAAGCCTCTTGTGGGCGTGCTGTCAAGATATGAATCTTTATGTTGTTGGCACGAAAGAGTTCCCAAGCCTCAAGGACTGTGGGGTATGGCATTTCACTGGCAAAGACATTGTGACTTAGAGCGGCTTCTTTAAGCCATGTTTGGAAAGTGTCAGAATCCAGTCCCCAATCCTCAAAGAAGTTCCAATGGGTAGGTTCTTCCAAGAACAGACGACCCAAACGCTCTTCACAGTACCTTCGGAAAGCGGTGATGAAAGGGTAGACAACTCCGTCCATGTCAATTCCTACATCGGTAATTACAGTACTCATGTTGTCTCCATTTTATAGTTGGTTAGATTTTAATAGGCTAACCGAAGTTTTGTCAATAGCCTTCAGATTGGTCAATGACATCAGCATACAGGGCATCGGTTTCCATACTGTCCAAACCACCATCGGGAAGCATACGAGCAGTCTCACCCGCCTTTTGACCAAACAATCTAGACAGCACACCTGCACTACCTCTTGCCTCAACATTTAGACGAACCACGTCCCTGTTGTCAGAGATGTTTTTAAACTTATCCACAAGGTTGAACAGTCTGTCCATTTCAGCCGACAATGCTGGGTCAAGTCCCTGACCTTCCATCTCTTCAGCAAAGCGAGCGAACATTACACGACCCATTTGCATCTCCAAAAGTGCTCGCAAAGCGGCTTGAAGTTGGTCTTTAGTTTTAATCTCAATTGGGAGATTAAACGCACATTCCGTATTTTCCTTAAAACTTGGACAACGGGAGGAGAGATAGCAACTATTACACTGTCGTAAAGGGTTGGCATTGTACTTAATTACTTCATGTGTTTCAGGAGCAATTTCAATAGATTCTCCTTCATTATCAAGGCTTTGCGTACCCATGGATGTAATAGTTTCAATGCCCATTACAGGTAGCAATAGACGGTCACTCTCGTGCCGCTTCTCAACGGGGGGTATAGCAATAGATGAACCCCTAGAAACCACATTTCCATTACTAGGGGTATGTGGTGTTATAGCAACTATCTCATCATTTTCTGGGGTGTCAAACTCAGTCTCGTCATCGTCATTCATGTGGTCATAGCCCCCAAAAGTTCGTGTTTCCCATTTTTTCCAAGACTCAATTGCAAGTGCTCCCACAACAGCAACTTCGTCTTCCATTACAGCGTCATAGTCAATCCCAAGACGCACGATGTCGCTTCGGTGCTTCTTACGGGCAGACTCTTTTTGTTGTGCGGGGTATCGGCGCAACCCGTGACCATCCCACACCTGTGTCTCTCCATATCGGATAACCGAAGTCCAAGAACCGACCACCACGGACTCCCACGGAATGCTTTCAATCAAGTCAGGCTTAGATGTAAGCCCTACTAGTTGTGCTCCCCATCGTTCCCCTAATTGGCGAATGCGGGATTGGTTGCGAGAAGTAATGGCTTTGTCGCTGATAGCCACCCTGCCGTTCTTTTGACAAAGCCATGCAAGGCGTTCCATATCCTCAGGGTCATTCCAAATAGGCACATAGCGGTCACCCAACCATGTCCCGTCATAATGTGGTTGCCCAATTACAGCACTAAGGTTGTCAGCGTGTTGACGAATAAAACTATCGTAACGTGCAATGTCTTCGTCACCCTCGGAAGCATACAAAAGAACCTCCCCGCCATTAAACATGACGGAAAGGTCTAATTCTTTTTTCTTAGGGATTGGCAGGTGAGTTAAGTTAATACCAAATCTAGTGACATTAGATGCCAAAAGCATATTACGGTAAGAACCCTTCTCAGCACCACCAAAGTAAATCTTCATTCCCAGCCAGACCTGCGCCACATAGACGGGGAGTGATTCTGTTCAATAAGTAGACGCTCTAATTCGTCAGCGTATAAGCGCACCATGGAAAAACAAGGCATCTCGCTGTTTTCGTCAGTCCATGCATCTTCTTCTTCAGTTGTTGGGAAGCCATCATGCTCTACGCACAGAGGAGGCCCACAGAAAGACATCTCCAGTCCATACTTGTACCATTCTTCAAAGTCCATTTCGTCAGACATCGCCCCATTCTCTTTCTTTTTTAGCCAATTCTTGATTGTTTATTTCTTCCACAAGCGTATCCCAAGGCTTCATTGGTTTCCCATCTACCCATTCAGGACGAATAGTATGTGGGACAGTCACAAGAAGTGTTGGGATGCCGTGGTGCGCTACTTTAGCAATAGTTTCGGGGTCGGTGTCAATGAACCAATGCATCATTCCGTACACAGCACTTAATGATATGACTCTGTCAAACTTTGCGTCAGCACCAGATTTCTCAAACATATCTACAGAAGATGCTTTAAAGTTTTCACGCTTTAACCATTCAAGAAGGATGCCTTCTCCTTGTAACCCGTCACGGGCAATACCATCTGCAAGCACAATAATGCGCCCATGGTAATAGGGAAATAAGGCATTCCAAAGACGGCGTGTTTCGGCTCTTGGTTGCCTCGCACCTAAGTCATTTGCTGGAAGCGCAAGGGCATCTAGCGTGATGACAATCATCCTTTATAAAGACCCATGGCAATACGCTCTTGCTCTGCAACCCACGAACCAACTGGGCAATACATACAAAGGTATTGACGCTTATCAGGTGCAACACCTGTCTTACGACCAATAGTCTTGCCTTCGGAGCACCAATCAATGCAACCCTGTGTAGGGCGTTCGTGCTTGTTGTAGCACTTCATTGCGTCATCCTTCAACTCGTCACGGAAGTCACGAATGTATACGTCCATCTCAGTAAGTTCACCCTTGAGTACTGTTTCCATGTCCAACTTTTCAGCAGTCTCTGGGTCAGTACGAAAGATAGATGCACGACAATTGTCAGGGTCGGGTACCTGTGCGTTGTGGCGATTACAGAGTTCAATTAACTCTTGGTCGTACTCTGGTGGCCCATCGTAGGGGCGCATCTTGTACATAATGCCGTGTGTTTTACAAACGAGAATACGGTCAAAGCCAGTCTCAGCCATTTTATACTCCTAAATAGTTGTAGGGACACAGCCTACAGGAAACTTATTGGGGTTGTCTAGTACGCCGGAGTTGAAGCAGGGGAGTCTTCTGGCTCTGATGCTTTTCTGTCCATCTGTGATTGATAGAACATTTGGTCTCGTTTGAAAGATGTGTAACTTGAAGCAGCCTCTCTTAGAGAGTCACCAATCCCTTTAGATTTAGTAATTGGTGATGGGGTGTCCCCACCAAGTGAAGCACTGATACCAGCACTAGGTGCTGTAAAACTACTTGGTGCTGTCGCTTGGGCGCTTTGCGTTGTCGGACTGTATGGTTTTCCGACAGGGCTACCACGGTGATTGGTGTTTTCCACTATTTAACTCCAGTAGGAACTTTGGTCATAAGGGAGGTCACTGAAGCGTGACATTGCGGAACCCGTGTCAGCAGAAACATGGCGCATTCCATGAATCATATTCTGTCGTCCATTGGCACAACTTGCATCTGTGCAAGAGCAACTTGAGCGTACTTGGTGGATGTCGGCTCCATGTGGGGCAACATCATATGCATTCTGAACAGCCGCTTGAGCAAATTGCATGGCAAGCATTTGACCAGCAGTACTACCTTCAGCGTGGTTGTGGGTGTGACCATCACCTAATTCGTACATCCCTTGTTGTGCAAGAGCGTCACCTTGTGGGGTGTTGTCTGCGTTAAGTGATTCGTCTAGTAGGTTAAGACCTACTTGGTTTGGGTATCCAGCCATTAGTGACTCCTATTTGCGATAATGTCAGCAGGGTCAGTTCCCTGATAACTTAAATTTAAAACTTCGTCATCGTTGTAGGGATTATTGTCGTATTTATCCCACATGTGACTGGTGATGTTTTGCAGGCGGT